AAGTTTAGGGTTGTTCCGTCAGCGACCTGGTAAGTAATCGGTCGATTAAAATCCATTACCCAAGCCTCCGCATCTTGCGGAGACGGGTTTCCTCTCGCCTCACGCGCTGCTGATTAGACAGTGCGATCTGGTTCATGGATAGGGCAGAGACGTCAGAGTTCCCTGACTGGACTTGCCACTGCTGGAACGCCACACGGTCGGAGAGCAATCGGCTAAACGCTTCAGCCTGTGCCCATACTCGCACAGCGTTGATCGCCGTGACGTCCATGTCCGTGGTGGTGGAGTCGGATGATAGTTGGATAAACGTGCTATACCCGAAGATACGCAACGTCCCAGGGGATGAGAGGGTGTAGTGCGGCGGCAGGAAGAGAATGTTATTATGAACTTCCCAGCCAGAGTTCGGACCGTCAGACGTGGATGGCAGGACAGTCTCTTTGAACTTCCCACCAGCGTCGTACGAGTCTACTCGGAATACCCAACTAACGTCAGACAGGGCAACGGAGAACACCGAGCCAGATACTGGCTGTGTAAATGCTGTCGTCTGGATTGATTCTTTTGGGTAAATCCCATTCACCCAGTCAACGCCTGAGTTGATGAGGTCGGTTACCTCGCTATCGCTCCACGTTGCTCCGTTAGGATCACGAAGGTCCCGACGGACCATTGTCCGAATGCTGCTTAGTGTCTCTGCCATGCTTCCAAATCCCCTTATTCTCTAATGCCCACTTAAAGGCGTCCACCCACTCTAGTGCTCGATCTTTGTAATCGTATTCCTTTAGCACGCGCTCTTTGGCTGCCCCAGCCAACTGCTCGCGTAGATCTTTACTGCGCACGAGCGCCTTAACAGCGTCATACCATTCCTGGCGACCCTTGGCAACCATGCCGTCAACCCCGTGACGGACCATAGAGTACGGAGCCTCTCCGTACTTAAAGCGTTCGCCGATGAACGCTGCCCCGACCATTGCGTACTCCAGCCAGTGGAGTTCCGACTTGCACTTGTCGAACGAATCTCCGCCAAGCGGAGCAATTCCTATGTCTGCGTGGCTGCCCGTTAGTATCTCGGCAAACTTCCTAATGTTCTCAACGTACGGGTATGCTTCGTCAAAAAACGGAGCAATGACATGCTCCGTGCCAGGGTTTACCCCAATGAAGACATTCCACAATTCCTTGCGCATGTCCTCGATGGCTTTGCCTGCGTATCCGCCTTCCCATTTCCCCCCGACTCCGCTAGGGTATCCAGCGTAGTCTCGCATTCGTGCGGTGCTACCGTAATAGACCACGCGAGGTTTTTCGCCACCATGCTGGGGACGAGAAGCATTAGAAGTATAGATTGAAGGATCGATTGCATTGCGGATAACCCTAATGTTATTGTTGAGATAAGAATACGCATCTTTAATTGGTCCTGTGCTTACCGTAACAAGATCTGCTCGTTTTGCCATACGCTCAATGAGCGGTCGTTCTGCCGCTACGTCTGGAGCATATCCATTCCACGCACGGATTTGAAAGTGGTTGTCGTCCGTCTCGTAGATCATCGCCTTCTTGTTGCTCTCGCTCTCGAAGGCTGGGTACATCCACTCGGTAATTGAGTCTCGTACCTGCATCTGGTGCTCGTGACCCGTAATGAACTTTGGGTCTTTGCTTGCCGCACCACAAGTATTACACTTGGCGGAACAGTTGTAGTATCTGCGGAACATCACTAGGTCTGCCCAGTCGATGTCGCTTGTGTCGACAGAGAGGAGACCCTTCGCCATCGCCTCCTGCTGCGTCATGCCCTTCGCCTCTTCCTTGGCGATAAAATTTACTTTGTCAATATGCCGAACATTGACTCCAGCCTTCTTCCACTCTTCGTCGTACATGTGACCACGGAAGTAAGCGCACGGTCCCTGCTCCGCAGTACCCCATACAAGAATATTCATGCTACTCCTCAGTTTTGGGCATTATTACCCAGAAGTAGCATAGAGGGCTTTCCCCCCGATGTCAAGCGACATCGGGGGTACTTACCTGCCTATTGGCTTAGACTGCGACCGTAGCCTGAGTCTTCAGGATGCGGTAGCGGGCGCCTGCATTGTCGAGCAGGAGCGAACCGAATCGCATCTTGTAGCCAACCAGTGCCTTCTGTGCCAATGGGTCGGTGTGATCACCGCCTGGGGCAACGAAGTACGACTGGAGGGTCTGTGAGTCACCGATCGTGTAAGCGTCTGGTCCGAGGAACAGAGCGTTGTACACGTTGCCGCTTGAAGCACCAGCGGTCGCGTAGACCTTGGCGTCCGAGGACACGATGAAGCGCACGCCAGCAAACATACCGATCTCATTCGTGAGAAGTGGCGTGTTGTTGACGTACTTGTTCGCCTCGATCCAGCCGCTTACGCTGGTGTCTGACACGAGGTCATACTCCTGCGAAGGGTGAATGATGCAGCGGTACGTGCCGTCAGCGAACTGAGGAACGTTGCTACCCTTGAGGCGGGCAACCATGTTCTTGACGAACGCGCCCGTGAGCACGCCCGCTGCGGCGACCGCGCTGTTCGCCGTGTTAGCGGTCAGCGTGGTTGCACCCGTTGCACCGAAGACGGCGCTGGTGAGTGCGGTTGAGTGAATCTCGTCGCGGACAAGGACGTCCATCGAGCGGGTCGCATTGTAAGCAATGCGCTCAGCGGCGATAGAAATCAAGTCATGCGGTGAGTCGATCTGGGCGAGGTCCGAAACCGCGACCGTAGCACCGTACTGCTTTGCAGTAAAGAACTCGGACGAGATCGTCAGTTCGCCATCGGTTGGGGCAACGCCTTCAGAAAGCGCCGTCGTGTTGACCGCGAGGTCAGCGTAACGTGCGTAACGGAGGGTGTTCGTCCCCTTAATGAAGCGAGCAGGGACGTAAAGCCCTGGCATCGCGTGGACGGCACGTGCTCGCAGTTCTTCCGCGGCTCGAGCAGAAACAAGTTCCTGTACGAGATCAGAAAAACCCGAGGTTGCCGTAGTGGTGGTAGCCATCTACATGCTCCTTTGTTTATCTACTAAATGGATTACCAAGAGCCTTCAATCGCTCAGCGATATCAGCACTCGTTGGCTTTGCCTTTTCCACCACGGGCTCTCGTCGTGGATTGTTTGGATCAATGCGAGGCGCCGACTCAACCTCAGCAACGCGGGAGTCAAGGAACTTCTCAAAGGCGGCTGCTCGAGCCTCCTCATCCAAGTTCGCAGTGTCCTGGCGGAACTGTGCGTAGAGTGGGTGCTGCCTTGCGAGCCGCTCCTGACGGGCTTCCTCTTGCTGTCGAGCAAGAGTATCCTCTAGTGCCTTGATCTTGAGTTGAGCCCTCTCGTATTCCGAAAGGTTTTTCTCTTCGATCTCAGCCTTCCACCGCTTCAGGTCCTCGGCTTCCTTCTTCAGGGCGTCGAGTTCCTTCTTGGTGGCGGTCAGGGCTTGGTCCTTACCAGCCAGCCGCTTCTTGTAAGTGGCGACATCCTCGCCCTCAGCCTGAGTGGGCGTCTCCTCGACGGCTGCCTCAACAGCCTCGACAGGAGCATTAGCCGACTCTACTGGAGCCTGAGTCACGACTTCATCGGGCATTACTGTTCTCCTACTTCCTCCCCAGATTTTCTGGGGTTAATCATTATTGTCCGAAGCGATTGTACTTCGGATCGTTCGGATCGCCTGAAAACTCACCGAACACATCGTTGATAGCCCGAACAACGACCTCAGCAGCACCAGCAGCGGTTCCTCTGCCGACCTGGTCCTGGATTCGTCGAAGGGCATCCTCCCATTGAATTCCCTTTCCTTCCGCAGCAGGCTCGATAGCGGACTTGCGAATCCACGCAGGAACGCTAAACCCGATCTGCGACGGGATGGCTGGGAACAGCATGTTGATGAAGTAAAGGAGGTCTGGCTGGCTATTGATGAACTCAATAAGCCCGCCATCTCCGTACTCCAACTCTTGCTGCACCGCCTCAGAGATCTCGCGGTAGGCATTGAATCCAGCGCCTAGTCGCTCCCCTCCGATGAGCGGGGTCTTTGATGGGACAAATGGAATTCTCGTGAATAGAGCACGAGAGAACTCTGGGATAATCTTCGTTGTCATGTACGACAGAGGATACACCCCAAGGAATGGATGGTTGAATGATCGGACGATATATGGGATTTCCTGGGCGTAGTAAATCGATCGATTGGCTACTTTCGCCCCACGGTCAAAGGCATACTTGAACGCATCAATCGCCTCATAGTACGTCTGCAACTCTCCGTCGGTTGCTCCCACCATCCTCTCGGCAACGTGCTTGCCAGCAAGATCATCGATGTACTTTGATGCGGCAACTGGATTGTTCCTAATCGAGTAGTCGACCGCAAGGTTGTACGCGATTTCGTAGGGGTCGTCAGTCTTGTAAAACTTCACGAGGTTCTCGACGGTCTTCGGAGATCGAATCTCTAGGTCCTTGATAAACTGTTCGGCAGCCTCCCTGGAGGCGATCTTCTCAAATGCTCCACGCTTCCTGCCGCCAACATCGAGGATACTCTTGGCAATTGGATTGCTGGTGAACTTCTCCAAAGCCGTTACAAACTCAAGGTTTCTCTTGCCAACTTCTGCGGTTGAATACATCGTTGCACGCATAACTGACTGTTGCATATCGCCAAACTCCCTGATGACGGACCTTCGCCCAGCGAACGCACGGGCAATGATCCTTGACTTGCTCTCCGCAAGGATCTCATCCCGCGTGTCACCGTAGATACCGCGGAGATACTGGAAGAACTTTGGCTCGATGTTCTCTTGAACAAACCTGAAGAACGGGTTAAGGGCTGTGAACCTAAACAGCGGGTATAGGAAATCTGTCAAGATCATGATTTGCGGGACACTGGTCTTGACACCAGCGGTAAACCGTGGTATAATACCGACCTGTGAAAGATCTCCATCGTATGCACGAAGAAGGGCACGAAGTGCTGGCTTCCTTTCTGTGCCAACGCCACGAAGAAGCCTACCGTATGCCGCTTCTCCAAGGGTTTCTTTAGCAATGGTATCTACTTCATTTGTCCAGGACGAAATACCAGCAAGCCCCTTGACGGAGATGTTCTTTTCTGTCGCGGCACGGTGGAGGGCGACCCAAAGGTCCCTTGCCTCATACCTAGAGATGTTTGCGTTTGCGGCAGACAAGAGGAACCTATCGTACGCACGCTGGCGGATCGTTGCGGATCTCCGTTCACCGAAGGCAATCTCCACCATCTTCTGGAATCCGTTTCTTGTATCCTTGACTCCATCGGCTGGTCGAAGAGCGAGACCTGGCTTAAAGACGTCGTCAGCAAGGTCCGCATACGGGGCAACCATCTTGGTGACTACCTCTCGTCCAGAAAGCGTTTCAACCACGTCCTCAACTACCTTGATCCCGCCCTCTGGTGCAAGGGCAAGGGTATATCCAGCGCGAGCGGATCTTCGATATAGTTCCTGCACCGAGCGCGGCATTTTGGCAAGTGTTGCCTTGTCGATCACTCGGATCTCAGCCCTGTTTTCGTCAAGGAACTTCAAGATCCTCTTTGCGTCAAGTTCACTGACTGGGGTATTCCCAAACTTAGCGTATAGTTCATCGTACTTGTTAACGATTGCCTTCAACGCCTGCGGGAGTTTAGCCTCGCTGGTGGATGAGATTGTTTTCCTAATTGCGGAAACAGCCTCCTTGGTTAGGGACCGCGAACTTGCAATCGTAAGTCGATCAATGAGATCGATCTGCTCGACCGTCTTTGGGCTCTTAGAAATTCCAGACGCTCGGATCTCACCGATCTCACGGCGAAGCCTACCGAATGCCTGCTGCCTCGTCCACTCAAGTGCGTCCAGGGCATCTTCGCGTGCGTTCTTGCCAGTCGCAGTAACCTTAGACATGACCGAACGAACAATTGGCGCAGCAGCCTCGTCCGAGAGACCGAAGCCGTACTTAATCCATTCCCTGACTTGGATCTCCGCACCAACCGCATCATCGACGAGGTTGTTGAGTTCCAGTTTATTCTCTCGGATAATTCGGGCAGCCTCTGCGTCGATGTCATCAACGAAGTGCTGCGCACGTGACTTAAGGACCTCGGCTGATGTCCGCTCTGCGACTTCAGCCTTGACAACACGCTCTTGCACAGCCTTCTTAATACGATTAATTTCTGAGAACGCCTCATCTTCTGTAATGCCCTGCCTGATTCTGGAAGTAAGTTCATCAAATCCAGCAGCGTCATCTGGGAAGATACCGTCCCAAATTTGGCGAGCCTTACTGAGCGACGCCACCTTCTCACCCTTTGACGCAAGTCTTGGGTCAACCGAAGTAACAATGATATTGAATACGTCCTCTGCGCTCTCCTCTGCCGACAGCATTGAGTCTGCAACGAATCCGTTTCTAGCGGCAGCCTTCTCAAGCCCAGCAAGCGTGGAGTTGATGTTTAGTGTAGCCTCTTCTCCGAGGTTAATCGTCTTCCCGTTGACGACCTTCTTTACGCCACCAGCAACGGTGGACAAATCGTCCCATACCTTCGTATTGACGGAAGATCGAAGAACAGTCTGCGCTCGGTTAGATGCAACCTTGAGCATGACTTCCTCAGCAGTCGTTGCGACCTTTGTGATTGCGCGAACACCCTTTGCCGCCACCCCAAATGGCTTGGTAACCCACGTTAGCGGGATATAGTTGAGTGGGTCGAGCACGAGGGATAGCGCAAGTGCGCTGAACCCGTCGCCATACGTCTTCCCGCTTTCCTGCAATTTTGCGGCAGCCTCGCCATGCTTGCCAGCACGAATGAGATCCCGCACCTCTGCGGGTAGTTCTTCAAACGCGGTTGTGCCTGGCTGTCGGTATCGGACCTTGAACTCAGCCATTCCTCGCTCGACGATATCGCCTGGTAGTGATATTGCGCTAAGCGCAAGATTACCAACATTCTCAAGACTCTTGATCGGGATAGCCCCGATGTCGCCAACCTTTGGACCGCCAGGGATACCGACGTTGGCGACAGCGTTTGTTGCCCCACCAATGAAGTCAGCGATTGGGTTTCCGATTAGCGGAATGGATCGAACAAGACCACCAGCAAGTCCAGTGGCTGCGCTGGCAAGAGAGCCAGCAGCAGATGTCACATCCTCTGGTCGACCACCAAACGAAACATCTACCTTCCCTGGAGACTCGGCAGTCCTTGGAGCATACGCGCTTAGTGCAACCTTTGGGATACTTATCGACGTCGAGGAACGCGGAGCGCCTCGGTTCGGATCAACGATTGACGGCATTAACGCCCTCCAATACTACCTGGGGTCGGAGATGAAATGCTAGGCATCCTAATCGTCGGAGTCTGCATTCCTCCAATTACGCTGCTACGCTCCCTTGACGAGTCACCAGCCACGCCGCTAAGCGATGGCAACCCAAGCCTTGGGACAGATGGCATGCTAATTGTTGGCGCACCAGATGAAACCCCAAGCGTACCGAGCGATGCTCGCTCAGAAGCCCTGAAGTCAATAATTGGCTGTGCCGACATTAGGTTGCTGTACATCTGAATCTGCGGGGCACTGGACGATGTTCCAGCGCGTGACGCAACAATGTCTTGGTTATTAGCCGAAGGCATGGACGAGTTCCTGAAGAAGTAGTTTTGGATACCAACCGAGGCGTCCGCGCCACTTGCCTGAGGAACCTTGACAACGCCAGAGTCGACATACGGCTTAATCGCTGGAGTGTTGACCATTCCAGAGACGTCAATAGTCTTCGGGAAGAACTGCTTGCTTTCGTCTGCAATAGCACCAGTTTTTGGATCGCCAATCGCAGTTGCAGACTCTTTTCGGACGAACACGCCAGGCGCAACCTGGTCGTATGCGTCAGCGTAGTTGACACGCTTGAACACCCACGTCCCAGGCTTTGCCCCTGGGACAATGATTGATGCGTACTTCGGCTGACCGTTTTCCGTGGCACCAGATCCAAGGAACTTATCGAAGGTCGTAGTGACATCGGTTGGTCGAGTTTCCTTTGTAAGCCTGCTTTCGCCATACCCAACATCGAACCTTGACAGACGCTCGTTGTTGATTGCAACCTCAGCCTCAACTTCAGCCTTCTGCTTCTCGTCCATGGAATAGGTAATCGCATCGAGGGTCTGCTTGCCGATAATCGATCCAGGACCGCCCGTCATCCATGCATTCCTGCCTAGTACGGCAACAGCCTCGGACACTGCTACTGGAGCAACAGCCTTGTACTTTGCCGCTGAAGCAACGCTAATGGTTGATCCGTCGGTGTTCTTTGCCAGGCTGACACCGTCTGGTCCCAGCATGCCTGGGTCAATATCAAACGTAACCCGAACTGGATTTCCGTTGTCATCGTATTCTGGGGCGCCACCGTTCCTCATCTGGATAGGCGGCTTGGTAAACTTATTTCCAGTGCTTGCCTCAACCCACACGCCAGTGTCTGGGTAGTAGAATCCCCATGTTGCGCCAGCAACCTCAGATCCCCTGTTTGTGCCAACCACTCGGATACCCTGTCGGATGGTCGGGAGCACCTTGCCATACTTATTTGGTTCTGCAAAGATGTACTCTCCAACTCCTTGGTCAGCCTGTCGGAGACCGATGGTAGAGCCCCTGCCAGCAGAGTCGATGTATCGAACAGCCTTTCCATCAAGAAGAAGTTGCGAGTTCTGCGCAGTCTTTGCAGCGTACTCAGCCTCGATCTGGCTGTTTGACCGATCGTCCCCTTCTTCTGCCATCCTCGGAATAATGAAGTCTACGAACGTTGTCCCAACGCCATCGAACTGCGCTCCACGTACCCCGTATTCGTAAAGGGCAGCCTCGTTTCCAACAAGACCAGCAAACAGTGAACTGGATGTAGGAGCGATTCCCTTACCGAATGTCCCAGTTGCGTTTCCCTGAAGGAATTTTCTCCAGTCGTTATTGATGATGTTGATGGCAAAGTCATCGCCCTGAGCCTCGGAGATGAGACGCTGCTTAACCTCAAAGGCGTCCTCGTAATCTTCGAGAGTCGTGTCTTGACCAGTTCGTCGCGCAACTTCAGTACCGTAGGTTCTGAATCCAGCAGCCTCACTGGTGCTTACGCCTATTGACTTTGCCGTTGCCATGAGCCCATTGGAGTTGTCTCGATACTCTGAAAGCACAGTATCGAATTCAGCCTGTGCCGCTGGGTTCAAGTCGAAATACCTGACCATGGCAAATGGGTCAACGCTGAGCAAGTTGCTCATTGTAACTCCGCCTTCCATCGACATAAGATCCTTAGACGCTTCTGTCGAGATATAGACGGCAGCCTGATTTGCGAATAGGTCAAGTGTCTTCTGTGAAGCCTGCGTATTTGCAAGCCTTGCGTTGTACAATTCATGACCAGCCTTGATTCTCAGGCTAGACAGATTGTTTGCGTACTCCCTGATGTTGTTCCTGATTGCGTCGAACAGTTCTCCGCCAGTGATGCCAGAAGCACGCAGGTCGTTTAGTTTTCCCCTCGCCCATTCTAGGTACGCCTGGGTCTTCTTGATCTGCGTCCCAGTCGGCTTGTCCTGGGCAGCCATCACCTTACCATACTGATTATCGATCTCACGATTCCAGATGGTGGTAAACAACTTGTTGTTAAGGTCAAACCACGTCGGTGACGTTGGGTCAATGCCCCTGAACGCAGCCTGCACTCGGAGGCGGTAGTCGTCGCCAGAGAGCATGCCAGTGTCCATCGACTGCGCCTCGCGCTTCATGATGGAATCCGCTCGAAGCACGATGGCATTTTCTTGCGGTGTACCAGTGAGCATCCCGATCGCCTTGTCGGTCTTCTGGAGCAACTCGTCGTAGGTTACCGATCCATTCTCATACTGACCAGCAACAATGTCGACGTACTCAGCAGTCTTCTGCGCAAGCAACGCCTGGAACTCCTGTCGCTCAGTCTCGCTAATATCGCCGCTCAACAGCGATGAGATCTGATCGATGAAGTCGTCGAAGTTATCGCCCATGGTGGCGTTGAACGCCGTGGTAGCAGACTGTGCCTGTCGAGCGCGTTCCTGTCGCTTCGCGTTCTCCAACATGTTCTGATAGTATGCGTACTCTGCCGAGTTCGGGTCCATGCCCTCAGTTCGCGAGTTCACATAATCTTCGATGTCAGATGAGTTAGGGACCCCGCCACCGTACGTGGTCTGGTCATTGAATGCGTTAAGAAGCGCACGCTCGCGCATATTGATGCTCTGCTGAATCAAACTGTTCATGAAAGAACTTAGGTTAGATCCCCCAGTTGTTGCTTGTCCAAATCGTCCACGTCGTGCCATTATGCGGGTACCTCACCTTCTGGCGCTGCGTTTTGTGCGAGCGCGTTCTCTGGGATAGCCTCTGCTGGAGGCTGCGCCTGATTCTCTGGCTGGTTAAGCGACTGCGTACCAGCCGCTGGTGATTGTAACGTACGTGCGGTATTGGCAACGCTTGCCTGCTGTTGAGCGAACTGCTCGGCAGCCATCTGCTGTTGCTGGAGTCCCATCTGCTGGAACATCTGCATCAGGTTTGCCATTGCCATCACCGAGGATGGGTTCAGTGTAGCGTCCGTCTGCTCTTCGCGGATCACAATCATCTCGCCCTCTGGGTCCTCTACGCCCACGCGATCCATTGCGCGCTCCGCGCTCCAGATGCGGTTCTGGACAAGGTTGATTGCTGTCTGCGCCAGTTCGAGTGTATCTCGTGGCGTGAGTTCAGGCGGCGTAATCTCAAGTCGGTAGTTGCCCTCGAAGACAAGACCAACTTCTGGCTGCTTTGTCTCCCACATCTGGGCGCACATCTTCCACACCTTCTTCACCCAGGCGTAGAGCAACTTGCGCTTCGGGGCAATGCGTGCCTCGTAGTTTGCGACGAGAGACGCGATGGCACGGGATGACCCGAGCACGCCCGAAGGGGCAAGCCCGAGGAGGAGGTCATTAAGCCCCGTGACCACCGCGATCTCTCTGTCGACTCGTCTGTTGTAGTCTTCGATCTGGAACTGCGGGATGAATGGCGAGATCGATCGGATCTCGTTGCCAGGTCCAGGCGCCGCCATCTTCCCTGGCTTTGGGATCGCGTTTGCTGGGACTTCGTCTGGCGCTTCTGGTCCAACCAACTGGAACATCTGTCCGCCGATGACCGAGTGGATCATCTGCGCCTGGTTGGTGATGCGTTCATCCTTCTCTCGGAGCAACTGCTCCACGTCGTAGAGTTCTGGCTTACCATACGGGCTGCCAGGAACCTTCGCGTTCGACAGCAGGATGTATGGGATCTCGCCTCGGTACTCTGGATGCGCCGTGTTCTTTACCAGCGTGTTGCCGACGAAGATGGCGTTGTAGACCGTCGGTGCCTTGCCAGCGGCTCCTGGCACCTTGTACCAATAGTCGTACACTTCGACCTGCTGCATCTCGTACGGCGTCTCGCGTCGTAGCGGGTTGCGCTCGAACTGGTTCTGGTAGACGTTGGCGATTGGGTCATCGTGCGTCGAGGCGGTGTAGTTGTACCACTTGCCACCCTGTTGCGTGGCGACGACCCTGATGCCGTAATCCTCCTCAACAGCCTGCGGGCTCATGCCGTAGGTGTAGATCGCCCAGTCAAGGCGGCTGAAGTCCGACATTCCGAACCCAAGGTACAGGTTCTCTGGCATCTCGACGATGCGCAGGCGAGGAATCTTGTTCTCGGCATCCCAGTAGATCTTGCCAGCCGTGTACCCGTACAGCGACTTGATGAAGCACGCATCTTCCAGGAGTAGATCGAACTGATTCTCTTCAGCCCATCGGAAGAACAGGCGTTCTGCGTTTGCCGCCAGCATTCGAGAGTCTTTATCCTCGCCCGCTGGAATGTAGTTGATGACTGGCATGACTGCCTGAAGTGAGGCAGGGATGTTGACGTATGCGGCATGCACGTTGACTGAGACGTGCGCTCGACCAGCAGTACGAGCCGTTGCATCATCCGCCCAGTGGTCAGCACCGCCGAGGGTGATGACGTTAGGGTGGTAGAGGTTATCAAAGCGTCGGAACAAAGCGCGGAGTCGGTTCTGCTCTGGCTCGCCCGTCTGCTTTCGCATCAGGACTTCCCCAAAGAGATTGAACTCGAAGTTCGTGTCTGGGTTGATGTCCTGTACTTCGAGGCTGGTCTTCAGCATCTTCACCGATGCTGCCTGCGACTCGGTTAGGCGCTCGACATCCAACTTGGCGAACTGCTTCTTGATTGGCGTGCCCTTTGCGCCAGTAGTGTAGTTTACGATCGTTGGTGATGTGGCGATATCTGGGGCAATACCATCCTTTGCCAGCGGAATTGAGGCTGCGGTAGATCCGTACTTGGTCTTCGGAGCCTTGAGGCTGGACACAACTGGCTTGCCCTGCGGCATTGGGGTGATGACGCGCTCGCCCTTACCAATGCGCTTTGCCTTGTCCAGCGACGTCCCGATTGACCTGATCTGTTCTGGCGTAGCGATATCTGGGTCAGTCGTGTACTGACCTGGGATTGCTCGCGTCCCCTGGAACGCTCGTGGAACTGCTCGTACCTTAGCCATTAATCAATGCCTCCATAATAGGAAAATACTGGATCCTTTACTGGCTGGTCTGGGTTCCTTGCGGCGTGCCATACGGCAAGCGCGAGAGCCATGACTGCATCTGTCTCCAACTTTTTATCGTTCAACTTGTACGACAGCAATTGCCTCCGAAGGTCATCCCACGGCTGTCCTCTCGGGATCACCAACTGCTTCTTGTCAAGCATCGACTTTAGTGTTGCAAGGAGCACCAACTTCTTCGACTTTGTTCCGCCGAAGTCGTACCCCCTGAGTGGCTTGATGACGTTGAACTCTTGTCGAAAGAGTCGACCGCCAAGCCCAGTCTCATCCACGATGGTCGTGCAGAACGCTCCATCCTGCTGGTAGAGCAGGGCGTTCTCTCGGACCATGTTCACCACAGACGGAATGGTTTGCTTACCAATACGTCGTCGTGCTCGGACTGCTCGGATTCTGGATCGGTCTGTGTAATCGAGTACGACCGACCATGTTGAGTCAGAAGAAATACCTGGGTCACATCCCTGGACATACCGATGTCCCCTTTGTGGCGGACACTCTGAAGGAGCGTCAGGATCAAAGGCTCCGTCGACAGACTGGGCTGAGAAGTATGAGTCTCTCGCTTCGATGAAGTATCCGTCGACGTTCTGCGGGACGAGGTATTCGGCTTGCTGTCGGACAATGGAGTCGAAGTTTTCTCTTGTGAGTCCGTATCCAACATTTTCGCGGGTTGAAAGCCGAAAGGAGATAAACTGTGGATCCCGTCCTGGGTTTTCGGGATTTCCCATTTCCCAGAGGTCCGAGTAGTCTCCGATGCCTTCCGTCGGCGTGCCGATGAAGTGGAGCGGACCACCCGTGGAGAGGCGTCGGAGGTTGAGGACCTCTTGGTAGATCTCCACCAAGTGGGGCTCGAATGCCGCCTCGTCGAACGAGATCCCATTCATGTCCTTCCCGAGAA